TATGTAAAAGCTTTGTTGAAATAGACATAAAAACCAATAACCATGATTGTAATACAAAGAACAGGAACACTGAATTTAAATAACAGAAGACCCATTAGGAGGGTTGTAAGTTCTCAACACAAGCAGGTGCTTCTTTCAGAGGATGTGATAGATATTAAGGTAGAAAGTAAATCTCCTTTAGACTTTTATATAGGCGATAAAATAGAGTATAGTGGTCGTTTTTTCTATCTCAATTCAATGCCAAAAGTTGTAAAAGAACAAGGTTTTTACTCCTACAATTTGACTTTTGAGGGGGCGCAATATCTTTTGCGCAAGAAGATTTATTTTAATCTTGATAAAACAGGCTTTCAGACTTCTGCGGATTTTCCATTGACAGGAGAAATAGATATTTTCCTTAAAGTATTGATTGACAATATCAATTCTGTGGAAAATGGCGCTTGGGTTTTAGGTGACTATCCTAAAAATACAGAGGGAAAAACACTTACTTTTTCTAATGAAAATTGTCTTGCTGTGCTGCAAAAGATTTGCAAGGAGTTTGACACTGAATTTGAAATCAAAGAAGATGTAAATGCTGGAACAAAGACCCTTAACATTAAGAAAATAGGAAACACCAAAGATTTTGTTTTTGAGTATGGCAAGGGTAATGGTCTTTACTCTATCAATAGGGATAATGTGGCTGATGATGTGGTTACAAGGCTCTATGTGTATGGGAGTTCAGACAATATTCCATCTAAATACAGGGATTATTCTGAAAAATTAAGAATGCCTCAAGCACAAGGGGATTACCTGCAAGATGATGAGAAAATAAGGCTCTTTGGAATGAAAGAAGCGGTTAAGGTCTTTGAGGATATTAAACCGACTTTCAAAGGGATAGTTTCAGGGGTTGGAAGATTTGATGAAGCATCAAAAACACAGGAGATTTTTGTTTCTAATATGGATTTTGACCTTATGGAAAAAGACCAAGAGGGAAACACCAAGTATCTGATAACAGGGACACCAGCAAAACTACATTTCAATAAAGGGAATTTGGCTGGATATGATTTTGAACTTCTTGCGCTTACAGGCTATAATCACGCTACGAAATGCTTTAAGGTAAAGCAATTTACAGATGAAAGAGGGCAGAAACTCCCTGACAACAATACTATTTTCAGTTTTGAAGTAGGGGATGAATTTACCATTACAGATATTGTAATGCCTGAAATGTATATCACAAGGGCAGAGGAGAAACTTTTGGAAGCAGGTAAAAACGAATATGCTAAACTCTCTCAAAACAACACGAAATACAGCATCACAATAGACCCTATGTTTTTGAAAAAGAAAGGGAACGAAAGCACTGTTTTCTTTGAGATTGGAGATTATATCCGTGTGGTAGACAATCCTTTAAAGATTGATAAAACAAGCCGTATTATCAGTATGACAAGGGATTTGCTAAATCGTTTTAGCTATACTCTGGAGATTGCTGACACTTACGAAGTAAGTTTTACAGCAAGTGTTCTAAATGATATTAAAGACACGAAAAAGGTGGTAAAATCTCAAACGCAGGTTATCAGGGAGAATTACAAAAACGGCTACAAAAACATTTTGGAGTTGAAAGACAGCATTTTTGACACCGATGGACACTTTGACCCAGACCATATCAAACCGCACTCTATTGACACTAATATGTTAAGCGTAGGGGCGAGAAGCCAGAATTTTGTACTGGAGGATGTGGTTTTAAATCCAAATGTAAATGGAGAGCCAGCCAATGTTTCTATTAGTGGGGGGAGGCTGGTTCATTTCTCTATTGCAGAGGATATTAAGGTTTGGGAGCTTTTGCCATTGCAGCAACAGAATTTACTGGATATAGTGTATTATGTTTATGCGAAAGTAGAGAAAAACGGAACATCAGGAAGTTGGCATATTACAACAGACAAAATCAAGTTTGATGAGATGCCAGATTATTACTATTTCCTTTGTTATCTTCTTTACACACCAAAGGGAGGAAAGAGAGAGGCAGAGGCGATGTATGGTAATGTAACGATGCACGGCGGACAAATCACAGCAGGGAGAATAAAATCCTTAAATGGGCAGACTTATTTAGACTTGGATACAGGGGAGATTTCAGGGAAGATTACATTTGTAATGCCTGATGGGACAACTACTTCCAATGTAGAGAAAGGAATGCTGGGGAATACCATTATAGAGGGCGGAAAAATCAAGTCTACCCTTATAAATGTAGAAGAAATTGCCGTAAAAGCAGGGGAGCATGTAAATGCAGATATAGGGGATATTAAGAAAAAAACGGACAATTTTACATCTATTAAGGGCGGTCTTGTTTCTTCTAATATTATTTCTGTTGGGGATGATAAAGACAATCAGAATGCTTTTATTTCAGGGGTTACTGACAAGGGAGGAGAGAGTGTAAGGTTTGGCGCTGGAACTGGTTATAAAAACAAAGACAATGCACCTTTTAGAGTCTTGGATAATGGTAAGATGATTGCGAAAAACGCAGAAATTTCAGGGAGAATTGATGCCTTGGGAGGTAAGATAGGAGAAATTAAAATAGACAATGGGTGGCTAACTGCAGGTGAAAGAGGCGAGAATGATATGTATCTAAGTGATAAGATGTTTGGAATGACCCAAGATTATAACGATGATTTAATAATAGGAACAGGATATAAAAAAGTTTCTATTGGGAGAACGACAGCGCCCGCGTCAGACCCTTACAATATAGGCGCTGCTATGAGGGTAGAACATAATAGAACTCCTAAAATACATCTTACCAACGATGAAAATGTAGCCTTGCAGTTAGAAGCTAAAAACAACCAAAAACAAAATATCGCTTTAGATATTATAAAAGGAGATATTCGTGTGCTTGGGAAAAAGGGATACACAGGTAGTTTTTATATTTCAACATATGATGATTTCGGAAAAAATGTTGTCACTACAATAGAAGTTATTAGCGGGATAATAACTAATGTTAAAATAGAAAGAAGATAATAAAAACCCGCTTTTAAAAAGTCTATTTTTAGATACGCTCTAAAAATGGGCTTTTTTTATTTAGTAGAGAAATAGGGAGTGTTTATTTTTGAGCTTAATACAATTTTTAAGTTTAAAATGATGAATATTAGGGAGTTTATATTGAATAACTTGGTGTTGCTGTATAAAGGCGGAGTTTTTGCGAAAATAAACGCTTCGTTCAAGCTGTGTATGTTTCCTGCGGTTGCGGTTTCGGCATTTGAGTATTTTTCAGGGCTTTACACCACGGATTTGTCGTTCCTCTATGGCGTGTTGCTCGTGCTAATGATAGACCATGTTCTTGGAACTTACCTGCATTACTTTGTAGATAAGGATTTCACTTTTAAGGCTAATCTTTTAGGGCTGTTGAAGAAACTAACAGTTATCTTATCAGGGTACTCTATGCTGTTAATCATGCACGATGCACTGGATGAAGTGGAGTTCTTGGATGTTTATTTCAAAGTGATGGTAAAACTGATGGTATTGCTTTATCCTCTTGGTTCTGCTTTGGTTAATATGTCCAAAGTGACAAACGGAGCATTCCCGCCGAGTGGGCTTTTGAAGAAGATAAAGAATTTTGAGAAGACTGGCGATTTGGAAAGTTTAAAGGAAAAAACAGAAAGTGATGAAAACGATGAGAACTTTAAGGAATAGCATTCCCTTATTGGGGTTTGCTATGTTTTTGTTGCTGTTGGGATGTGGAGCGAGGAAAGTAAGGAAATACGAGGAAAAAGAAGAGCATAAGACCGAAATCAAAGAATCGGTAAAAACGGATTCTGTTTCAGAAACGAAAACCGAAGAAACTGCTAATATCAAAACACTTACGAAGTCTTTGGATTTTGCGATAAAACCAATCGGCAGCGAGCCTGTGCAGTTTAGATTTTTATATAATGGAAACATTGTAGAGGGCAGTGCTAACGGAGAAGTCTATTTCAAGGACAAAAAACAAGCAAAAGACTCTGTGGTAAAGATAATAGAGCAAGTAAGAGTAGAAGTAGAGAAGCAGGAACAAAAACAAGCGAAAGAACAGCACAAACAAACCAAAGAAGAGAAACAATCAGAACGAGCAGAAAGTTGGATCATATATTTAATTCTGATCATCGTGGGAATGTTCCTCTGGGAGAGGCTGGAAAAGGTAATTGATAAATTTAAATGATATGGCGGATATAAGAAGTTTGAGACCATTTATATTAAAATGGGAGGGCGGACTTTCAAGAGACCCAAAAGACACTGCAAGTAAGGTAAAATGTCCTACGCCTTACAAAGGAAAGACAGGCTACCACACGAACAAAGGCATAACCTATGCGGTATGGCGTTCGGTGTTTGGTTCTGATAAGGATATGCGGTTCTTGGAAATGAACGATGCCGATTGGGATATTGTAATAAAAAGGCTGTTTTGGGACAGGTGGATGGCGGATTTGATTAAAGACCAAGCAGTAGCCAATACTTTGGTAGATTGGGTTTGGGGAAGTGGTGTTCACGGCATTAAGATACCTCAACGAATGCTGGGAGTAACGACTGATGGCGTAGTAGGAGCAAAGACCATAGAAGCGCTGAATAACGCACCGAAAGACTTTCTACAAAGGCTCTATAAGGAAAGGGAGGATTTCCTGCATAGAATAGTAAAAAGCAATCCGACTCAAAAGGTATTCCTGAAAGGCTGGATGAACAGAATGGCAGACTTAAAGAAATGGAATGAGAGGTTTTTGAGATAGATTTTCACAAAAATTTATCTTTCATTTAAATGAAATAAAAGGTAATTTTGCAGAAATTAATCTTATTTTGAAAAAAAATGATTTTCCAATTAGCATTGCTAAAAAAAGAGAAAAAAAGAATTTATTAAGAAAAAAGAAAAGATATAATCACGCTACAAATTCTGTCTTTTATAAGATACTTAAAACTCAATTAGACAATGATAAAAAAATTATAGAGCATAATACATTTAAATTGTATGATTTTCTTTGTAAAGAAAAATTTGTAGAATATGAGGATGTAATTTATGAAGAAATTTTTATTCCTTCTGTTTTTTCTATTGAAGGAAACAACAATGAAACATATAAGTGTTTTAGTAAAATAGTACATTCTATGATGGGCTTAAGGGGTAAGTCGTTAACTCTTAATTTTGAAAAGTGTCAAAAAACAGATGAAGAGACAATATTTTTCCTTAATATATTGTTATTAGAATTCATACAGTATTTTGAAAAAATAAATGATAAAAGTATTTTTAAGAATAAAAAAATAAAGATTAAATATAAAAAGCCAAAAGATAAGGATGTAAATAAAATATTGCTTTTATATAGAGGCAGGATGGATATTGATATAGATCAAGATGAAATACCATATGACAATTTAGGTTATTTGAAAGGAGAAAAATCTAAAAAGCACTATCTTGAAAATAAAAAAAATATTTTCACAACAAAAATCGTTGATTATTTAGAAAATTGTCTGAACAAAAGCGGTTTTGGGTTTAAACCATTAGGTAGAAATCATATAGAGGGAGTTATAGGTGAAATATTAAATAATGCAGAAGATCATAGTCCGTTTAATGAGTATTATGTAACTTCTACATTTTCTATGAAAAACATAAGAGCTGAGAAAAGGGAAGATTTTATAGGGGTATTAAATATGAACTTCTTGAATTTTGGATATTCTTTCTATGAAGGAATTTCGGAAACAAATGAAAAGAACAAAGATGATTATTTTGATTTAGAAAAAAAGTTTAGGTCTGGAAAATATAGTAATTTTACAGAGGACAACATGTTTACTTTATGGGCACTACAAGAAGGCGTAAGCAGATTAAAATATGAAGACGAAAGTAGGGGTACTGGA